GCTTGCATTTGTTTAGGGTCGCGGCGCTTCCACATACTATCAACGCCCATCTTGCTTGCGACATTCTGCAACGTCGCGCTGCCGTCAGTGACCATCTTCCATTCTTCTGGAAACGCCTGGGCGCCAATCTGCACAAAGCGCGCAAACAACGCGACTTCTTCCTGCTCCGCAGAACGCAACGCAGGATTATAGGGAAGCATCGTAACAGCCTGCTTCTTGCCCTGGCCGTCATCAACCGTAATCTTAGGAACCTGGCCCGCTTTCTCCAAGAGATAAACAAACCGCTCAAACACGCCAGCACAAAACTCTTGCCAGAACACAAGACCAGGCGTCCCGATACGACGCTGCGCCAATGTCATTTCATCCAGCCATTGCGTCGCAGTCGGCGGCGTCTTGCCATCTTGCTGCGGCCAATCAAGGAAGAACAATCTCTTAATGCGCGTCTCTAAATCATTCGTCAGAAACAACGCGGGATCCAGTGACGGCGGCATATAAAGGTTTTTAATGGCTCCTTCTTCGCCTGGACGTATGGCGTAAGCCATGCCCGCCTCGATGCCTTCTTGGATATTTGTGAAGGATCCGTCAGGAAACGTGATGGGAGGATTGAGCGCCAGGTCAACTGTCTTGACCTTCTTCATCGACAACTCATCCATAATGCGAAGGTCAGGCAACGCTTGAATAAGAGGCCCAATTCCCCACGCCCAATCCGGCGTCGCATTAAACCTGGCAACGATCAGAGGACAGGATCCGTTACCTTTTAAAATCGCGTCGTGGACGTGATGACCATCAACAGTAATAATATGCTGCCACTTTTCTTCTGACGATCCGTCGCGGATTTTCCAGAAAGCCCAAACAACAACGCAATTCTTTTTGTCGTCCTTCTCGCCTTTTTCCCGCACAGCTTTTGGCAGGTCATAGTCAGGCAGAACGTCTTTCAAATACCGATAGCGCGTATGGCGAACGACAAAGCGATCATCAATCTGTCCGTCAGGTCCAGTATTGATTTCAAGCTCTCTAATAGGAACACATTGAACAACAGGTGGACGCCACGCTTTTGGATGGTCGATCCACATACCAACCGTCCCTAGCGCCAAGTCAGGATTAAACGCCTTACCCATTTCCGCGTAGAAATTGCTAGCAAGTATTGACCTAAAGACAGCATCATCCGCCTGCGCTGACGCAATTGCTACTGCCTGCATCTGCTCTGGCGGAACATTCTGATTAGGGCGCCGCGTCACCCAATTCTGCGTTTGCGGGCAGAAGGTATTAATAATGACGGTCGGAAAGTCACCGCACATTTCATAGGCAAAAGACGTATTAACAATCGGAACGTCTTGAATTTTGCCAATAAGCTTTGGCGCCGTTGAATTGACGACCATAGCTCGATGCGGCGCCGCGAAGGTGTAGCCTTCCAGCATGTCCCATTCAAATGGGGCCTTTTGCTTACGCGCGTCTGCGAGACGATTTTTAGTCAGCGTCTCCAAGCCAGCAATGCGAGCTTCTTCATTTCGCGCGTCTTTGAGCTCAGGCTCTTTCTCCATTCTTACGAACTCTTAGTCGCAGGAGCAGAAGGAGCCGCAGCCGGAGCCGCAGGACCTGTTGTTAATGTCGCGAGTAACGGAGGCGCGCCAGTTGGCGTTGGCGCCATAAATGACGTCGCAGGCGCCGATGTCATATTACCGCCAGTTGCGGATTGCTGATTGCTGCTTTGGCCGTACTGGCGCAGCATGTCCCAAGTATTGGCAGAAACGTCAGATTGAACTTGTGCGATTTGTTGCTGAGTTTTGGCGGTTTGCTGCGCATCAATCTGCGCTTGTTGCTGTTGCTGCATTTGCTGCATTTGCTGCATCATCATGATGGTCATCATCATCATCATGCCGTTGTCGCCGCCACCACCTCCGCCCATTAGACAAGCCTCTCGCAACCAATATTGCGAGAACGCTATTCTTGTATCTGCTTAGGTTAAACGCACCGACCCTTGAACGGACTCGGCGCCAGCTTTGACCAGGTAATTGTAAAGCTGGTCAGGAAATTGAACGAAGGGGTTCGTGATCCCCAAAGCGTGTTTTACAAAGGACACGCAGGTCATTAATCCACTAAACATAATCTTTGGCTTGGCCTGGACGCCGATCGTCAAAACATCAACGTCGCCCATCGCCTTACAGATGACCTCAATAGCCTCTGTGTCTCCTGGCGCCAGGATCACATCAACGCCTGAGAAATTTACGTCGATATAAAGCCAGCTATCGGCAGGCGCCGAAAACCGAAACAGCGAGACATGCTTATATTTGCCAGGGCAAATTCGCTTCCACCAGGGGTAGGCGCTGTCCTTTGAGAAAGCGATCGCCCAATGCTGCACAACTTCATAGGTCCGAAAGTCTGTCATTTCCCGACGCGCCTCAGTGACCGCTCCTTACGCGCGACATTCATAAAGCGAGGCGCACTATCGACCAGACCGCCTGAGAGCACTCGGCCATTACCCAAAAACAGGACCATGTATTGGAGGCAGTCAGCTATATCTGAATACTTATCTTTCTCCGGAGTCGGATCCTCGCCAAGCATGAGTTTCCTCATCCGATATTTGCCGGACATTCCGGCAACTAGGGTTGAGCACTCCATTGGATCAATCTGTAACCTTGGACCGCCATTCCAGAGCTCGTTTAGGATTTGCTCCACAGCCATAATTCTTGTTTGAATATTATTATTCTTAACAGGAGCAGGCGATACAGGCATCCCATGCGCGCGGAATACATCATAAGCCGTATTCTCATCCGCCTGCCCTCTGTCTCTACCCTTTGGATCTCCAACAAACCTAAACAACGCGCCAGGATAAATTTGATCCAACATGCGCTTTAAGGCAGGCGCAAATGTTGTTGCGCCTACGCCATACATGCGAAACTCTTTCAGCACATACAGTCGATTATGAATTTCTTGACCAATAAGCGCGCTTGGACGCCGACCGAAATCCAAAGATACCACCACAGGATAAGAAGGATTATAGGCCAAAGGCTTTGGCGAAACATGCGTCTCCCTCCGAAAGTTAGGCCATACAGGATCGCCATCAACAACGAATGTGATGCGGTTCATCAATCGACTATCAATCCATTGTTTTGATTTGCCACGACGCTTTTCAAGATAGAAATTATTAACAAGCCACTTACGATTTTCCGCCGCAGGATTGTCGATATAATCAACGACCGTCTTCCCATCGGCGCCCATCACTTCAATCAATGCGGGCGGTTGAACAAAATAGCTCCATCCCTCCGGCCAAAACGACCGATCTTCCTCTGGCACCTCGTCAGGATATGGCGCCTCGCGCGTCATCATCATCAGCCAATGGTCTTCATTCGGCGCGTTCAAGTCGCCTATCACGCCCGACCATGTTGGACCGCCATCCTTCAAAGCAGGATAACGACCTGTGCGACTTTCTGCCTCGTCAAAGATTTGATGCGGGATAAACTCCAACTCGTTGAACCAAACGCCCGTCAACTCCAACGACCGCAGCTTGGAAATATCCGCCTCGTCGTCCAACGCAATAAAAATAACTTCGCACTCAACGTCAGCCCATTTCATCATATGGTTCATGGGCTTGCCCCAATTAAAACGCCCATACAGGCGCTCATCGAACCAATCGAGCCAAGTCTTAACAGTCGTATTTCTTAATGCCGGATAGCTGTTACGAATGACAGCCCATCGGCTTCGCCTAATTCCATCAATAGGATTTTTATCTTGCTCCGCTGCGATCATCGCAATCTTCATGCAGGAGCAGCTAGACGTGCCGGATCCAATCGGACCTCGAATGACACTCACATGCGCACGATCAACTAAATATTGCGCGAGAACCTTGCCGTCTGGTTCATAAATTTTGCGATTAAATTCGTCTAAATCTAATTGAGCCATTAAGCGTTCTTGTCCATATCTTGATGTTCGCCACACCAACATTGCTCATCAACAATGGGGTATGGCGTCACATCAACATTCAACACACGCCGCTCAGGACCAATGTAACCGCCAGCAAATGGCGGGCTTCTTCGACATAGCCAAACAGGTGACGGATAATTCGTCACCTGCTCGCCTAAATAAGCGCAAGTCTTGCAACTCACGCCAGCCATTTGATGACCTGTATGATTACGGCATCAATAAAAGGACAACCTGACATTGGCTTACCACTCAATAATCACAACGCCGGGACAGCCAGCATTTCCACCATATCCGCCGGAGCCGCCATTTGCTTCGCCAACGCCACCAGCGCCACAGCCATAGCCATCATAGCGGTAGCCGCCGCCAGCCGTTCCCAAACCAGAACCGCCACCAGCGCCACCGACAGTTTTGTTGCCTTGTGGCGTAGTAACACTCATTCCCGGCGAACCATCACCGCCTGACATAATGTCAAGATTGAACATTAGTGCGCCGTCAAAGCCATCGGTATGAACACGACCGCCTTTACCGGGAAGTGTAATGCCCTTCTTAGCGCCGTCTTGGACATAGCCACTCTCGCCGCCCTTGCCACCTTCAACGAAAAGATACGATGATGTTTTACTTGCAAGACGGAAATAACTCTGTGTGCCATCGCCATTACCGCCGGAGTTGGTGCAGCCCACACCAACCTTAAACGCATCGCCAGCCTTAAACTTGTAGCCGTAGAACATTGCGCGAGA